GAGCGCGAAGAACGTCTCGCTTATAATCACGAGTATCAGCGACTTCGTGCTAAAGGCGTTGGTGACGCTCCGGCGCGGTTTGCGGCTACCGCTATGGCGCAGCGTATGCGGTACGACAGTGATGTCGCTAAAGGTCAAGATCGAGCTGGCGATGACGAAGGCAATGGTGAATCAAAGAAGCCGACCGATGTTAAACCGGTTGTGCCGGCCGTTTCGCCGGTAGTCGCTTCTAAAGCTGTCGGATCAATCGTTGTCGCCGACCGTAATGCGGTGCGTTCTGCCAGCCCTCAGATCGAAGGTCGCGCATTAGAGGAGATGTGGCCGGATCTGAAGAAGCCAGAGCCATCAGCGCCGTTGTTGCCCGTTGTGCAACCTGTTCCGGTTCCAGTTGTTCAGCTTGCTGCTGCTGTTCAGCCGACTGAGTCAAAGTATTCGCATGCAACTCAGAAGGAGCAAGAAGAGTTGGCCGCAGCAATCGCAGCGTCACTCGCTGCGCAGAATAAGGAGATCGCCAAGGGCTTGCCTGAGGCGGCTAAGCCACAAGCTACCGGTAAAACCACTACTTCGATGCAGGCGTCACAGCCGGTTACTTTGCCGAAGATGTCGGCGGTGGTCGAGTGGTGTATTTGCGGTTGTCATAAGTGTCGCGATGGTGTCGAGCCGTCTAAGCATGATTGTGCTTTCGGCATTCACGGCATTGGTTGTGTTTTCCGTAAGAGTTTGATCGGCGGTACGCATTATGAACTCCATCCGGAGGTTGCGTATTGCTTGGAAGATCATCTTACGGCTATGAAATCGAAATATGAGACCGGACAAACCGTGTGGCCTTCCGAAGCGGAGTTGTTGCAGCGACGCACACTCCACGAAGCGGCTGCCGTTTCTGCTGAAACAGGTGTTGCGTGGCACAATGGGCAGCCAGATCCGAAACAGCAGCGCGTCGGGCCGACTGATACCGTCGTCGACCGCGATCGTGAAGTGTGCCCGTATGATGGACGTTGTGTCATGTTTTTGCATCAAAAGAAGCCATGTCAGTTTAAACACGTGCTGCAGCACAGTCATATCAGCGATATTCAGTGTCGCCGTCGTGGTTGTGATGGTAATGTGTACTCGAAGGGTGGCTATCGCATGCGATGCTTTTTCAAGCATGACAAAAAAGTGTGTCCGAAGAGTGCCAGTTGCGTCGATCGCAATTGCACTCGCCAACACAATTTATGCGTCAATGATATGAATTGCGTCGATTCGCAATGTAATTTGACACATTTGCGTCTCCGTGGTGATCGGAAGCGGGAGTGGCCCGTTGTGTCGAACGAGTCTCAAGCTGAGTCGGCTCCGCGAAAGATCGTCAAGCGACCCACCGCCCAGGAGGCCGCCGCTGCAGCTAAGCTGGCTCGTGAACAAAAAGAGTTAGCTGACAAAGCAGTTGAAGACGCCAAGCGGCAGGTTGCCGAAGCGAAAGCAGCTGAAGCCAAAGAATCTGCCGTCAAGCTCAACGCTAAGGCGCGCAAGTATCAGAAGCACAAAGAGAAGAAGGAGGCTTTGCGTAAGTCCCGTGCTGAAGAGAAAGCGAAAGGCGACGCCAAAGCGGCTCAGCGATCAGCTGTCGTTGATCTTGAGTTTGGCGACGCAAAAATGAAAGTACCTGAAGATCAGAAGGATGCGATTCTTCGAAAGATGCAGGAAATGAAGACTATGGGTGCGGTTTTCGTGAAGACTGCTCAGCTGGAGAGTTTGGCTCCCAATACCGGCATTTCGGCCAAAGATGCGTCGCGTCGGTGCTTTTCGTTGTATGCCGAAGGCACCAATG